TTTTTTATATATGAAAAAAAAATTTGATTTATCAATTGCAACAAAAGAAGTTGACACAAAATGGCAGCAATGCAATATGAGTACGAAACCTACCTCTGCACAAAAGAAACACTGAAAGAAACCATCGAACGATATGGTGTTGCCATCATTCCAGGCGTATTGGATGAAACGGAATGCGAATCGATGGTGAATGGAATCTGGGATTTCATGGAGCATATCACTCAAAGTTGGGAGAAACCACTCCATCGAGAGAAGCCTGATACCTGGAGAGAATTCTATAAATTGTACCCGCTGCATTCGATGTTACTCCAGCATTGGGGAGTGGGACATGCGCAGGCATCCTGGGATGTGAGACAAAATCAAAAAGTCGTTGACATCTTTGCCCATTTCTGGGAATGCCGTGTGGAAGACTTATTGGTGTCCTTTGATGGACTGAGTTTCAATTTGCCGCCTGAGACAACCAATCGAGGATGGAATCGCAACAATACATGGTATCATACCGATCAGTCGTACACGACACCAGAATTGAAATGCATCCAGAGTTGGGTCACAGGGCTCGATGTGAACGAGGGAGATGCGACCCTATCCTTTCTAGAATCGAGTAATCGATATCACGCAGAATTCAGAGATGAGTTTGATGTTACCGATACCAAAAATTGGTACAAATTGACGGAAGAACAGCAGGCATTCTATGAGCAACGTGAATGCCCTATTAAAAATATCAAATGTCCCAAGGGAAGCATGGTCTTTTGGGACAGTCGAACGATTCATTGTGGTGTGGAAGCGAGTAAGCATCGCGCTCTTCCCAATGTGAGAGCGGTGATCTACTTATGCTATATGCCGCGCACCTTGTGTACGAAGGCAAATCTGAGAAAGAAGCAGAAGGCGTTTCAAGAATTGCGGACGACAAGTCATTATCCGTGCAGTATTAAATTATTCTCCAAAACGCCTCGTACGTATGGAGGAGATATACCGAATATTACACCGATTCCTACACCCATTCTGAATCCGTTAGGAAAATTGCTTGCTGGATTCTAATATAAAAATTAAAAAATAGTTCTCTATTTTTTATGCAAGATTTATGCCAAATCAAAGAAGAAGAGTTGGAAAAATCGTCCATCTTCCTTACACGTTCCAAAATAGTTAATACCTGCATGAATGCATTTCGCATCAAATAAAATAAGACGATTGTATACATTGCCAATCGTATCCACGACTTCAAAATCAGTCTCGTCCGCATGCCCATTACGAAAAACGGTATGGTATTCATCTCCAGAATACTTCATCTTCTTTGTAATACGTGATCGATAGAGTGATGTACCTGCATTAGGTGGTGCATCTGGTGTAAGGTAGAGAACACCCGCATATTGTTGCCCATCCGCATGATAGATAGTTTCATCGCCCTTGATACAGTATTGAAAGCATCCATTGGTTCCATAGGTTGTCCAGTTGGTAATACCACGACCTATTAATTGTTCAAAGCGCTCCTTTAATCCAGGAAATCGGTAACACTCATCCGTTCTGCAACCCCTATGATTATTAGGATGGTAATAAAATGAACATTGTAGTGCAAATTCACGAACTTTGTCTGGATGTTCATAGAAATTGTCAACAACGATATAAGATGGAATGGATTGTGATATGGAAAATGCGATATCAACTGCCTTAAATGAAAAAATAGCCGTCCATACACCATTCATCCACATTTCAAGATGAAAATGATCCGTTGTCTCGATAGCACCTTCCCATCCACATATACGAATAGAATCCATATTAAAATGAGAGGAGACATCGGGTCGGTTGATTGGTGTTATATCGATGATGGTTGTACCATTGGACAGCCGAAAAGGAAATACATGCCCGCCATCTTTATCATAAAAACACCACCCTCTTACTTTATAGTGAGGATGATGATTATCAGAGAGATCAATATACCCTTTTACGTCTGGATGCAATGTCTCGTACATAGTATATTACATACAGACATAATATCTTTAAATACGATATCTCTGTGAGAATAAAGATAGCATTTATTTCTAATCGTATGGTACATGAATACATCGATTCATTCCTTTTATTCATTGGATGACTCTCTTCATTCCATTCTTACTGCGATTTGCAAATCGAGCATTGAAATTGAGAAAAAAGTGCGTTTTAGCGCATTGTATCAACTACACGGCAATCATTCCAGTCAGAATACGTCGGGAGATATTCAGAAGAAATTGGATGTGATTTCCAATGATATTATGATTTATTATCTCATTCACTCCTATGCATGCAATGTCCTTTTGTCAGAAGAAAATGATGAACCGATTCTTGTCCCCGCTGATAAAAAAGGAAAATATCTCGTGGCATTCGATCCGCTCGACGGATCTTCTAACATTGATTGTAATGCTCCACTGGGTACGATTTTCTCCATTTCTGAAAATGACAAGAATGAAATCCTATTACACGGAAATCGTATTCTGATGGCAGGATATGTACTCTATGGACCGAATACAGAAATGGTGATTTGCTATGATAATAAAGTACAACGTTTTATGTTGAATGAGGAGGAAACTTTTTGCCATATTGGTCGAATGATACATGGTGAAAAAAAGATTTATTCCATCAATGAGGGAAATTCAAATCATTGGTATGCGGATACAAAGATGTTCATTGATGAGTGTAAAAAAACGGGATATGCGGCGCGATACATTGGATCGATGGTGGCAGATGTTCATCGTACATTGCTGTATGGCGGAGTATTTAGCTATCCAGCGGATAAAAAGAATAAGCAAGGTAAGTTGCGTTTACTGTATGAATGTTTTCCCATGGCAAAAATTGTAGAGTCTGCAGGAGGAAGAGCGATAGTAGGACATGCTACGAATCAGAGAATTTTGGATGTAATGCCGACATCGATTCATCAACGGACACCTATTGTATTGGGGTCTGCAAAGGAAATAGAGAAGTATGTGTGTTTGTCATCTAAACTATGATCTACGTTTTTTACGAGTTCGTCCGCCGATATGATTCACCATTTCTTGAAGATGTACAGTGCGTGATTTATTTTTTGTGACGCGATAGGTAGAGGATGGCTTTAATAGAGCAGCAAGTGTATCTCTTACTTGTTCTATAGGAGGTGTAGGTATATTCTTTTTTTTATCACAAATATGTTGTCCACACATATTTTCTATGTCCGATGCAGCACATTCTTTATCTTCGACGATTTGATCATCTGTATTTTCTGTATAAATATACGATACATTATCGATTGCCTCTTTGCTACCCTTTGCATAGGGAATAAGCTTCCCCTTTTTTTTATTAAATCTAAATCTCCATGCACTATAATTCGGTCGATCGCCCTTCCCTTTTAGATGAATACCATTATTTTTTAATAATTTTTCTATAAACCCACCATGTGTAAAAATAACAAATAAAGGTTTCACATATGTTTTACCCATTTGCGAAGCATCTAGATTATCTATCATTCCTCCTAAAAATGTTGAAAAATAGTCACTGTTCGGTTTTATGGTGGTGTAGTTTTTATTGATATTTGTTTTACGTGTCATCCCTACACCTTTAAGTATTTCTTCCTGTTCCTCATAGGAATAGGGAGTATTATCAGGTGTTTGGCGAAATCCTACTTCTGAGATATAAGGAACAACGTGTACTATTTTAGGGTACATCATTAAATAGGCTGTTAATTGTGCGCGCATGAGGGTAGATGCACATACGATAGGAGCTTGTCCAGGAAAGTTCTTGTTTAGTTTCTTACGTAATGCTTTTCCTCGTTTGATGGCAACTGCAATTCCATTTGGCGTTAATGATGGATCAGGTAAGTTATAATGATCTTTCCAAGGAAAACTATGAGGGTTCACTTCTTTTCTCAGATTCGCGCATGATATTCCATGACGAACAAAAATGACATCATACATGTTAGGGATGCTAGTCATCTTCCTATTTCTATTCACATAATTTTAAGAGCATCCGTACTGTTTTTATAACAAAAAATAGGCAATATTGCATATTGTATAAGGAAATGTTTCATATATTATTTACTCTTATTCACATAATAGATGAGAATCGTAATAATAGAGAGGATAACATATTGATAGAAGGAAGGAAAGGAAATTGTGTTGACCTCTATTTTTGGAACGATTTTGGCTGGAACGATTTTGGCTGAAACGATTTTGGCTGGAACGATTTTGGGAACATGCGTAGCAATTATAACAGGAGGCAACTCACTGGAATGGACAACTTCCAGTTCTTCATATTCGACGGGAGATTGATGCACGATTTCCTCTACGATTTCTTTTGTGTTAAGCTCTTTCATAACGGGCTCTTTCATAACGGGCTCCTTCATAACAGGCTCTTTCATAACAGGCTCCTTCATGACAGACTCCTTCGTATGAGTCTCTGACCGTTGTTTAAGAGTGGCATAAGGAGTTCGTGTGGCAATCTGAGCATGTTTCTTCGTTTTTGATCGTTGAGGGATAGCATACACTTTACGTGCAGCGAGATGATTTTTGTAGGATTCTTTGGCACGCTCTGCAATTTTCTCGTATGCTTTCCAATCATCCAGTTCCAACACTTCGTCATCGGATGGAACATCGGACCATGAGATGGTATGTTGATACAGGGATTGAACGACTTTATCTTTTGTACACATCTGGCGAATCTTCTGAATGAGTGGATCCGTCGGCGGTAACATGGTACGAAGGGGCAACATCAATGGATAGACCAATCAATTCAATTTTTATATAAAAATAATACGAATGCTTTATATGATGTCAATCGTTCAATGATAAGAATTAGAGTATAAATAAATATCTATTTTTCTATCTATGGCAGAACTTCATCCAAAAACAACCGTATTTGGAAATGGTTGGTACACTTCAAGACAAAAAATAAATAATATACCAGAACCATGTTGGATTGTAATTGATACCTTTCATACCATTTCTGATCACTGCCCCACTATTTTTATTCAAGTAGAACCACAGTGTATTATTCCATCCGAACAATATCTCATTGAAAATTATCATAAATATCATACTATTTATACATTTAATCCTAACGTATTAGAAAAATGTCCTAATGCAAAAAAATATGTATTTGGTACAACATGGCTTACACCACCCGAACAAGTAGATATTTCAAAAAAACAATTTAAAATAAGCAGTTTATCAGGTTCAAAACGACTGGGAACTTCTCGTGGTCATGTATTACGACAAGTCTTGTATCATCATCAACATGTATTTCAGGATATTCCAATGACATGGTACCGATCCACTCTACAGATTCCACATCTAACGGACTATGGAAATAACCCACTTCTATCCAGCAAGAATGAATTATTTGATGAATTTCAATTTGCACTTGTGATTGAAAACTCCAAAGAAACCAATTATTTTACAGAAAAAATAATGGATTGTCTATTAACAAAAACAATCCCTATTTATTGGGGATGCCCTAATATTTCTGAGTTTTTTGATACAACAGGGTGGATTTTTATTAAAG